GAGTCATGAGTCATATCTATATCTAATCCTAATCTTAATAATTTAAGATTGGGGTAAGAACCATTTTTTTCATTGAAAAAAATATTAGATAAAGTAGAAAGCTCCAAGAACATTTTCTTAAAGTAAGAAAATTCTGAGGAACTTCAATATTGACGCTCGTGAAGAGACTTTGGTAATTCCAAAGATAACTTCTTATCGAGTGTTCAGTATTTATAAAACTCTCTTAATTGAGGACTTGTGATAAGCCGATCCAAAATATTTAGTCTATTAGGGATTAAAGGAAAATTCATAACATGATCATGAAGTTTTTTCACATCATGTATTAATTTAACCTTAAAACAAACAGAATTAACTTCTGCAAAAAACCTATCCTGAATTGGTATTAAAGTTGTATCGAACTCCTTAGTTAAAAGGAATTTCTTCACGACTCTAGATATTAATCCTGGAGTCATCCAGTTAATATTTCTACCAAAAAAAGATAAAGGTTTATCCCTTTTAGTGATTAAGGACAAAACATTACTTAGAGATAAGACCCCGTTTTGGTAAGATTGTGTAATATAACCAATCAATGGATAGATTCGGTCTTGAGTTTTATCTCCAGATCTTCTATTTCCAATAATTAGTAACTTTCACAAATCCTTACCTCACGAATTATTAACTAGACGAGTAGTGACAGCTAATCGACCAAAGAAATTATTAGACATTAATAACTCTTTGAAAGACAAAGCTGAAACATCAACTCCATTAACGGAGGTTCGCTTAGCAAATTCTAAGACAGGGCGATCATTAGATATTATAGACTTAGATAAGTTTATAGAGACACCAAGGTGCTCACAGAGCAATTGATATCTCGTAGCTATATCTTTATCAAATAATACTAGATCATCACCTAAGATAACATAATCCAAATACCATTCGTTAAATCTTCTTTTTCCTAAATAGTATGCTATAAATTGTATCATCATATGATGAACAAGATTTAACATAGCTCAGGAGGAAAGGGCACCCATTGGTTGACCAACAGAATAACGAATATTCTGAGAATCAATACCATAATTATTAGTA